ATATAGCCTACTGCTTTGCAGAAGTAGAAGGGTTCTCAAACTTTGGTTCGTTTTTAGGTACAGGAACTACAGAAGGCCAGCTTGTTGTAACAGGATTTGAGCCTGCATTTGTTATGTGGAAAAAAACTTCTGTAGACGCTTCGTCACATTGGAATATAGTAGATAACAAAAGAAGTCCATTAAAAGATAAAAACAACGTTTTATATTCAAACTTAACGCAAGGAGAAGATGTTACGTCATACGATGTAATTGATTTTAATGCAAATGGTTTTCAAGTTAAAGCCCCTTATAGTCAATTTAACCAAAGCGGAGCAACGTTTATCTATATGGCATTTGCTGCTGACCCTACTACAATTGAACCTTCTTTAGAGGACAGTTTTAATACTGTTTTGTATACATCAACAGGTGGTAGTCAAAGCATAACAGGATTAGGTTTTCAACCAGATTTACTTTGGACAAAAAACAGAACTTCTACTTGGTTTCATCAAATAGTAGATAGTGTTAGATTAGCTCCAAATACTATATATTCAAATAGCACACAAGCTGAATCAACTCCAGTATCTTATACATCAAGTTTGGATACAGATGGTTTTACAGTTAATTATACTGAAACAATAGGCAGTAATTATGTAGCCTGGGCTTGGAAAGGAGCAGAACTGCCTGCTATAAACAGTAACGGTAGTATTCCTTCTGTTGTTAGTGCAAATCCTGCTGCTGGGTTTAGTATTGTTTCTACAAAATCAAATGGAAGTGGCTACTTAAATTTTGGACACGGATTAGATTCTGCTCCCGAATTAGTAATTACAAAATTCACAAGTCAAGCAGGAGAATGGTACACTTATACAAGTGCTATTGCAAATGGATTTGATGTTGCTTTAAAGTTAAATGGTAGTGATGCAGCTATTACCGCTTACGGGGCGGATAAATGGTCATCAACAGATTCAGTTGTAGGCGTTGGAAATCCTCAATGGTATTTTACAGCAAATGTTCCTTTTATAACATATTGCTTTCACTCGGTTGCAGGGTTCAGTAAAATTGGTAGTTATGATGGTACAAATTCGGTCGGTAACAAACAAACGATGGATTTTGAGCCTGCTTTTGTTTTAATAAAACCATATAATGTTGGTGGTAGTTGGGTTATATTTGATAACAAAAGAAATACTACTAATCCTAGAACTAAATTTATTAGAACAAATACTAGTGATGCAGAAGGCACTTCAACAGGATTGGATTTTTATAATGATGGATTTGATTTTAACGGAAGTAATTTGAACGTTTCTGGATATTCTTATATATACATGGCATTTGCTAATCAATTTTAAATAAAATGGAAAATATTTTGTACATTCGTAAGATCTCTGTAGGAGGAGACTACAAAAACGCTATGCATTACATAGTGGGGCAGAACGTCCTAGGAGGTAATTACACAATACACGAGATAGCAGAAGAAAAAAAAGGCTACAGCGTGTGGATCAAATCAAATGGGGAAATAGTTAGATGGAAGCATTTCATCGACATTCCCGTAGTAATCGAATATAATCTACTATGAATCCAAGACATGGATACTTAATTGAACCACTAGGAAGCGAATACAACAACACAAAAAACATAGCAGGAGTAGACCTCGTAGTTAACACAACTATAGAGGATGCTGCATTTGTAAATAGGCTCGGTGTGGTTGTAGCAACCCCTGACAATTCAGAGATAAAAGTAGGCGACATAGTTGTCGTACACCACAACGTATTTAGGACGTATCTCAACATGAGAGGTAACAAGACAAAGAGCAATGAGTTCTTTAGGGATGACCTTTACTTGGTTAACCCTGATAGGATATTCTTGTACTCTAGAGACGGTAAGTGGAGCACTATAGAGAACTACTGCTTTATAAAGCCAGTAGACAAAGAGCAAGACAAGTCTTACTTCCAGGTGGAAAAGTTACAAGAGCACACAGGCATTGTTCACTTCGGAAACAAGGACTTAGAGTCTATGGGTATCTCGGAAGGGGATAAGGTTGGATTTACAAAGAACAGTGAGTACGAGTTCGAAATAGACGGACACAAGCTCTATAGGATGCAAAATCAAGACGTATGCTTAACAATTACAACGATAGAATAGAAAGGATCATTAAGGCAGGAGAACGTGCCGTAGAGGAGCTTATTAAGGTTCTTCACTCAGAGATCATTACTGACGATCCTGATAAGGATGTGGCTGCTGATAGGTTAAAAAACGCTGCTGCTACAAAAAAGATGGCTCTTAACGATGCCTTCGATATGCTTAATAGGATTGAGCAAGAGAGAAATAAGTTAGAGGGTACTGAAGAACCAGAAGAAAAACAATTCCAGAGTTTTGCTGAAAGAAGAGGAAGAAAATCTTAGACTACTTAAGGTAGTAGATAGCGGTGTACCTAAGTCTGTTATGACCACAAGGAACAAGAACAAGTCTTGGGATCGTGGATATAATAAAGACCACGATATTGTTATTATATCTAATGACGGCACACTGGGTGAGGTAATAGAGATACAGAACCTACGCATTGGCTTGCCGGCTGTACCTAGTAACGTACATAAAAGGTCTAACGAAAAGAAAGATCAGTTCTGGGAAGCTACAGAGTACGATAAAGACCTGAAGAAGATCAAGACTATATTTCAGTGGAACGAGATGCCTAACACGTTTAAGTCTAAGTGGGTTGACTTCATAGAGACCGAGTTTGATAGGCGTGAGAATGGTTTTTGGTTCTACAATAACGGCGTGCCAACTTATATGACGGGTACACATTATATGTACTTACAGTGGACTAAGATTGATGTTGGGCACCCTGACTACAGGGAATCTAACAGAGTATTCTTTTTATTTTGGGAGGCATGTAAGGCAGACGATAGGTGCTTTGGTATGTGCTACCTAAAGAACAGACGTTCTGGGTTCTCGTTTATGTCATCGGCAGAGACTGTGAACTTGGCCACAATAACACCAGATTCAAGATTTGGAATACTATCAAAGACGGGTAGTGATGCTAAGAAAATGTTTACAGACAAGGTTGTACCAATATCTACTAACTACCCGTTCTTTTTTAAACCTATACAAGACGGTATGGACAGGCCAAAGACAGAGCTTGCATACCGTGTTCCAGCCTCAAAGCTTACGCGTAAGTCTATAGAGATAACGGATGGAGCTGCTGAGCTTGAAGGTCTTGATACAACTATTGACTGGAAAAACACAGGAGACAACTCTTACGATGGAGAGAAACTTAGGTTCCTCGTGCATGACGAATCAGGTAAGTGGTTGCCTCCAGATAATATTTTAAATAACTGGCGTGTAGTAAAGACGACTCTTCGTCTAGGTAGGCGTATTGTAGGAAAGTGCATGATGGGATCTACGTCCAACGCACTTGATAAGGGAGGGTCCAACTTTAAGAAGATGTACGAAGACTCTGACGTAACAGAGAGAAACTCAAATGGTCAAACTAAAAGCGGAATGTATTCACTTTTCGTTCCAATGGAGTGGAACTTTGAGGGTTTTATAGATCAGTACGGGATGCCTGTCTTTAGAACAACAGAGAAAGAATCGTTTGACGCTGTTGGAGATATTATTGACAACGGAGTGCTTGACTACTGGGAGAACGAAGTTGATTCCCTTAAGAATGACGCAGATGCTTTAAACGAATTCTATAGACAGTTTCCTAGAACAGAGTCTCACGCATTCAGGGATGAGTCAAACAATAGCTTGTTTAATCTACAGAAGATATACGAGCAGATAGACTTTAACGAGGGTTTAGAAGCTCAAAGAGTTCTACAGACAGGGAGGTTTTCTTGGAAGAACGGCCAAAGAGATACAGAAGTTATTTGGAGCCCTGATAGAAAAGGGCCTTTTAGAGTGACCTGGATACCTAACGATAAGTTAAGAAACAACATAATAATAAAGAATGGACTCAAGTATCCTGGGAATGATCATATTGGAGCATTCGGATGTGACAGCTATGACATATCTGGAACTGTTGGTGGTGGTGGCTCTAATGGAGCCCTACATGGCTTAACTAAATTTAATATGGATGACGCACCTAGTAATCAATTCTTTCTAGAATATATTGCTAGACCACAAACTGCTGAACTGTTCTATGAAGACGTTCTTATGGCTCTAGTGTTTTACGGGATGCCGGTGCTTGCTGAGAACAACAAGCCAAGGCTTCTTTACCACTTAAAGAATAGAGGCTACAGAGGGTTTAGTGTTGATAGGCCAGATAAACACAGAAACGGGTTATCTAAAGCAGAGCGAGAGCTTGGTGGTATACCATCTTCTACTTCAGTAATATCTATACACGCCGAGGCTTTAGAGGCATACATAGAAGAGCACGTTGGCTTTGGTGATAACGGAAGTGGTAACGTGTACTTTTCCAGGACTTTACAGGATTGGGCTAACTACGATATACAGAAGAGAACCAAGTTTGACGCCACTGTTTCTTCAGGTTTAGCTATTATGGCTAATCAAAAGTATGTTGTAAACAACAGAAAAATAAGTAACGAAATAAATGTTAACTTTGCAAAGTATAATAATAAAGGATTGGTAAGCAAAATCTATGAATAATCCATCACTAAAGAGTACAACATCTTTTCCAGATCAACTAGCTCCAGACAGCGAAAAGCAATCTAAGCAGTACGGAGTAAGAGTAGGTAGGGCTATTGAGTCCGAGTGGTTTAGAGGTCAAGGTAGCGACTCCAGGTTTTACGACAATAAAGGAGTTTACCATAACCTAAGACTTTACGCTATGGGCGAGCAGCCTATACAGAAGTATAAGGACGAGATGTCTGTTAACGGTGATATTTCTTACCTTAACTTAGACTGGACGCCATTACCTATTATACCTAAGTTTGTTGACATCGTTGTTAACGGTATGGCTAACAGACTTTTTGATGTTAAAGCAACAGCAGTAGATCCTATATCTACAGATAAAAGAGCTGACTATAAGAATAAGATCCAGACTCAGATGGCTAACAAAGACATCTTTGAAGAGATTGGAGCTATGCTTGGTCAGAATATGTTCTCAGACGACCCAGACTTGTTACCTGAGAATGACGACGAGTTAGATCTTCACATGATGATAGACTACAAGGATTCTATTGAGATTGCTCAAGAGAAAGCTATTGAGTCTGTGTTCAAGATGAACGAGTACTTAGAGTTAAAGAAAAGACTTGACAAGGATATTACTGAGTTGGGAATAGGTGTTGCGAAGCATTCATTCAACACACACGATGGTATCGTACTTGACTATGTAGACCCAGAGAATTTTGTTTATAGCCCTACAGACGATCCTAATTTTAAGGACTGTTACTACTTTGGTGAGGTTAAGAACATAAACATGACAGAGCTTAAGAAGATTAATCCAGACCTTACTAAGGATGACATGGAGAAAATCGCTCAGTCTTCTCAGAAGTGGGATCAGTATCAAGGAACTAGAGGTGGCGCTAGAAACGAAACCTTTGATAAAAACACAGCTACTGTCTTGTACTTTGCTTATAAGACAGACAAAAACATTGTATACAAAAAGAAAGTAACTAACTCAGGTGGAGAAAGAGTAATCAAAAGAGATGACTCATTTAATCCTGAGGAGAACGAGATGTTCGAGAGATTGTCTAAACGCATTGACGTTTGGTACGAGGGAGTTATGGTTCTAGGAACTGAGTTCATACTTAAGTGGGATGTAATGAAGAATATGGTTAGGCCTAAGTCTTCTATGCAAAAAGTATACCCGCCTTATATTGTATCAGCTCCTAAAATGTATAAGGGTAGGATTGATTCATTAGTTAAGAGGATGATTCCTTTTGCTGATCAGATTCAACTTACTCACTTAAAACTACAACAGATTGCTTCTAGAATGACACCAGATGGTGTGTACGTGGATTTAGATGGTATATCTTCTATTAATCTAGGTAATGGAATGACATACGACGCTGGAGAGGTTCTTAACCTTTACTTCCAGACTGGTTCTGTGTTAGGTAGATCAACCAATGAGATAGGTGAATTCAATCATGGTAAGATGCCAGTTCAGGAGCTTGCTTCTTCTGGATCTAACGCTAAGATTAGTTCATTGATTAATATGTACAACTACAACCTAAATATGATTAGGTCTGTAACTGGTCTTAACGAGGCTAGAGATGGAAGTACTCCAGACTCTAACGCTCTTGTTGGTGTACAAAAACTAGCAGCTCTTAACTCAAACACTGCAACTAGACATATTCTTCATTCTGGTATATACATCACTCAGAAATTAGCAGAGTGTGTTGCTTACAGAATATCCGATGTGTTAGAGTACTCTGACATGTCTGACGACTTTGTGAAGAACATAGGAAGAGAGAGTATGAGTATTCTTAGGGAAATTAAAGATCTTCACTTGCATGACTTTGGTATCTTTATAGAGATTCATCCAGATGAGGAAGAGAAAGCTGTACTAGAACAAAACATACAAGCTTCACTAGCTGCTCAGAAGATTGACATCGACGATGCTATTGACATTAGAATGGTAAGAAACTCTAAGATGGCTTCGCAACTTCTTAAGGTACGTAAGAGACGTAAGGAGAAGATGGATCAGAAGAGACAGCAAGAAAACATTGCACTACAGTCTGAGGCAAACCAACAAGCTTCTTTGACAGCTGAACAAGGTAAGCAGCAAACTATTATGGCTCAGGGTGAGATTGATGCTAAGCTGGCACAGATGAAGGCGGAGTTCGATATGCAGAAGATGCAGCAAGAGTTCCAGTTTAAGTCACAGCTAATACAGCTTCAAAAAGGAATGGATGCTCAAATCAAAGGAGGAGAGGTTCAGAGTCAGATTCAGAAGGAAAAGTACAAGGAGGATAGGAAAGATAAGAGGACAGAGAAACAAGCTAGTCAACAATCTAAACTCATCCAACAAAGACAACAAGACTTAAACCCGATAGACTTTGATGGTGCTGATTCTATAGGCTTAGACCTATAAAATATATAAGTATTATCTTTGCGTAAAATTAAATCAAATCAAAATGGAAGGAGTAACCTTTAGAGAGCTTGATGGAGATGGAAATCCTATTGAGCCACAACAAGTAGAAGAGACTACTGTAGACGAAACGACAGAAATTGTAGATGAACAGTTAGAAACTGTAGATGAACAAGTCGATGAGCCTCAGGAAGAAGAAAAAATTATAGAGCCTGTAGGTGAAACTACAGAGGATACGGTGCTAGAGTTAGATGAGAACAGTATCTTATCTTACTTTAAAAACAAACTCGGTAGAGAGTATGCTTCTATCGAAGACGTTCTTAGACAACCTGAAGAAACCACTGTCCCTGAGGACGTGGCTAAGTACTTAGAGTACAAAAAAGAAACTGGTCGTAGCTTCAATGACTTTCTGAACTTACAGAAGGATTGGAACGAAGTTGGAGACACAGACGTTCTTAAAGAGTACTATAAGGAATCAAAGCCGCACTTGGATGATAGTGAAATAAACTATCTGCTAGAAGATAATTTCTCTTACGATGAAGAATTGGATGATGAGAGAGAAGTAAAGAAAAAGCAGATAGCAATTAAAGAAGAATTATACAAGGCTAGAAACCATTTTGAGGGCCTAAAGGAAAAGTTCAAAGCTCCGCTTGAGTCAAGTGCTGCTTCTCTTCCGGAAGACTATCAAGAGGCTTACAGCTTTTATAATGACTATAAACAGAAATCAGCGACAGAAGAAGAAGTTCTAGAGCAGAGGTCTAAAGTTTTTGCTGAGAAAACAAATGCTTTATTCAATGAGGAGTTCAAAGGTTTTGAATTTAACCTCGGAGATAAGAAAGCCGTGTTCGAAGTAAAAGACGCATCTACGGTAAAACAGACACAGTCTGATATATCGAATTTTTTTAGTAGGCATCTTGATGATAATGGCTTTATAAAGGATCCAAAGTCATACCATAAAGAGATGTACGCAGCTACAAATGCTGACCAAATAGCAAGACATTTTTACGAGCAAGGCTTAGCCGACGCAACTAAAGACCTTGTTAAAGAAACTAAAAATATAGATATGGACGTTAGAAGTAACGCCAGCGTAGATTCAAAAGGACCTAAGTTCAGGATAGTAGACTCTGGTAGCGATTTCACGATGAAAATTAAAAAACGCTAAAACAAAAAACAAATGTCTGTAACTTTAACAGGTTCTGGTGGTGCATTAACCCCAGCCCCTTCAAAATCAACACTTTCAACAAACTATATTGGATCAAGCATTGAGTTCACTTCTCAGTACTTACCAGAAGTTTACGAAAAAGAATTCGAGAAATACGGAAACCGTTCTGTATCTTCTTTTTTAAGAATGGTAGGCGCTGAAATGCCTTTTGCTTCTGATGTTATTCAGTGGGCAGAGCAAGGACGTCTACACCTAGCTGTAACAGGTGCTACTAGAACAGGAGATGAAATTACTTCTGCTGGTCACCCATTCAGATTAAACCAAACAGTTATTGTAACTGATGCTGCTGGTGTTCAAGACAAAGCTCTTGTAACAGTTGTTGGAGCTGACTCTTTCGAGGTTGCTTCTTACTCTGGTGCTACTTTAGATGCTTCTTTAGCAACTAGTGGATTAAAAGTTTTTGCTTTTGGTTCTGAGTTCAAAAAAGGAACTGCTGGAATGGCTGGTTCTTTAGAGGCTGCAAAAGATATCCGTTCAACTACTCCTATTATCTTAAAGGATAAGTACGAAGTAAACGGTTCTGACATGGCTCAGATCGGATGGATTGAAGTAACAACTGAGAATGGTGCAACAGGATACTTATGGTACTTGAAGTCTGAGCACGAAACAAGATTACGTTTCGAGGATTATTTAGAGACTTCTATGATCGAAGGAAGACCTGCTGCTGCTGGATCAGCTGCTGCTAACGCTGGATACAATGGTACTAAAGGTTTATTCTACGAAGTAGAAGACAGAGGTAACATCGCATCTGGATCTATCGATACTAAAGGTGACATCGAAAACATCATCAAATTGTTAGACAAAGAAGGAGCAATCCAAGAAAACGTAATCTTCAACAACAGAGCTAAATCTTTCGAGATTGACAACGTTCTTGCTGGATTAAACAACTTCGGATCTGCTGGTGCTTCTTTTGGTTTATTCGACAACGATGAGTCTATGGCTTTATCTTTAGGATTCAAAGGATTCAACTTAGGGTATGACTTCTACAAAACTGACTGGAAATACTTAAACGACCCAACAACTGGTGGATTAACTTCTGGTGTTGACGGTTTAATTGTTCCTGTTGGATCTAAGACTATCTACGATCAAGTACTAGGAAAGAACGCTACAGTTCCTTTCTTACACGTTAAGTATCGTAAGTCAGAAGCTGAAGACAGAAAGTACAAATCATGGGTTGTAGGATCTGCTGGTGGTGCATCTACTAGTGATCTTGACGCAATGCAAGTACACTTCTTATCTGAAAGAGCTCTATGTGTAATGGGAGCAAACAACTTCGTATTATTGAAGTAAAATTTACTGTAGGAATTACCCTCGTTATAGCAACGGGGGTAACTCTTACTTTTTTTAATCTAATTTAATTATAATTATAATGGCAACAAAGAAAGCAACAGCCACCCAAGAGTGGGAGGTTAAAGACAGAGTATATGTCTTAAAAAATGGATCTACACCGGTTAACTTCATACTTAGGTCCAAGCACAGTAACAATAAACCACTTCAATTTTTTGACGGTAAAATGCAGCGAGCTATGCGCTACGCTACAAACCAGTCATCTGTATTTATGGATGAACAAATTGGTGATGCAACTTTACCTCCTATTGTATTTGAGAATGGTAAGTTATTTGTGTCAAAAGAAAATGTGTTACTACAAGAGTTTTTATCAATATACCACCCAGACGCTGACAAGGTTTTTGTTGAGTTTGATGCATCTAAGATTGCTGACGACGAGGTTAAGAACATTGACTTAGAGTTGGACGCGATGGTTCTTTGTCGTGAGATGGAGATTGAAGATCTTGAAGCAGTAGCCAGAGTCGTATTAAGAGGTAGAGTTACCGATATGAGCTCAAAAGAAATCAGAAGAGATATGCTTAACTATGCTAGAAAGAACCCTACTGAGTTTATTAACATAGCTAATGATGAGAATATTAAATTAAGAAACATTGCAATCAGGTCCGTTGAGATGGGTGTGCTAAGAGTACAAGACGATAACGTGACTGTTTGCTGGAACGACAAGAAGAAAGAAAAGGTTCTTGTAGCTCCTTATGGAGAGAATGTCTATAGTGCACTAGCGAAGTTCTTTAAGACTGACGAAGGCCTTGATGTTATGCAAGCCATAGTCAACAAGCTTTAAGATAGTATTACTCTAGGAAAAGGGGAGGTCAGAAATGATCTCCCTTTTTTTTGTATTTTTGTATCAAATATTAAGGTATGATTAATCACGTTAGGAACACTGTTCTGACTATACTTAACAAGGAAAATAGGGGGTACTTGACGCCTGAGCAGTTTAATCTGTATGCTCAGCACGCACAACAAAATATATTTAACCTTTACTTCTCTGAGTACTCTAGGATGAGTACTATGAAGAACGCTAGAAGGCTTAGCCAGGACTATGGAGACAGAGTTAGGGATTTAAAGAACAAGATAGACAAGTTTACTACAGTAGTTCAGCTACCTAAAAAAGATTCAGTATACCTTAAACCTTGCGATATGTATATGCCACTGTCTCTTAGATGTAATGGCGTGGAGGTTGATGAGGTTCCGGTTTACAAGGAAACATTCTTAGACAACGCAAATCTTTGTGGTCCAACTGAAATGTACCCTGTATACATAGATAAAAACAATTCTTACACTGTTAAACCAGATACAATAAACTGTTTGGATCTTGTCTACAGCAGACACCCAAAAGACCCTAAGTGGACGTACGTTATGATTGGTGGTGAACCAATATTTAATAACAGCGCAAATGACTATATGGACTTTGAGTTGGGTGAGGAAGAAGAAGTTGCTCTTGTCATTGAGATCTGCAAGCTAGCTGGTGTTTCAATAAGAGAAGCTGACGTAACAAATATTGCTATGGGGTTAGAAACTCAGGGAGCACAAAAAGAAACTATTTAAGAAATGGCTACAACTGATCAACAATACTATAGTGACTCCTCAAACTGGGGAGGCAGTCAATACGTAAAGCTATCTGATGTTATTAATAACTTCATGATCATAAACGTTGGTGACGGAAAGTTAATCAACGACATATCTAGGTTTGATGTAATATTTCATGCAAAAAGAGCTTTACAGGAGCTTCACTACGACGCTTTAAAGGAAGTAAGGTCTGTAGAGATGGAAATGCCTGAAACGCTTCAGATAACGCTTCCTAGGGACTATGTGGGGTTGGTTAGAATTTCATGGGTAGATGACAGAGGTAGACTTCATCCTATGACTACCGGTAAAAACACTACCAACGTAGACAAAGCATTTCTTCAGGACGATCAAGGGAATATATTGTTTTCAGCTGGGGCTGGAGGTGAAGCTCTTGAGGGTACTCCACTTATGGATATACGTAACATGCAGGTTGCGGAAAGCCAGGATACAAGTAATGATCCACTAAATGATTTCATACAAGGAGGCAGGTTTGGTATGGATACTTCTAGTGCAAACATAAACGGTACTTACAATGTAAACAAAAGCCTAGGTGTGGTTAGATTTAGTTCTGACGTGTACGGAAAGCTTATTGTTATAGAGTACCTGACTGATGGTCTGTCAGATGTGTCTGACTCTGACTTAAAGTTACATAAGTTTGCAGAAGATTTTCTATATAAATACATTCTTTACGAGGTAGTAAGAAATAAGTTCGGTATACAAGAGTATATAGTTACTAGAGCAAAAAGAGATTACTTCGCAGCATTAAAGAACACCAAGATCAGAATGATGGATGTGCATCCTTTGGATATACTTCAGGCTATGAAAGGTAAAAACAAGTGGATTAGATAATGAAGTTAAAGAACGTATTCACATCTGGAAAAATGAATAAGGACTCCGATGAGAGACTTATTCAAAAAGGAGAGTATAGACATGCATTGAATGTTAGGGTTGCAAACTCTAATGGTTCAGATGTTGGGGCCGTTGAAAACGCTTTATCTAATGCTAAAATGTCTTCAATAAACTTTGGTAGCAATGCAAAAACCATTGGTACTGTAGAGGACGATGCCGCCAACAAGATTTACTGGTGTGTAGTATCTGACAACGGTTCTTTTGTATGTGAATTCTCTAAAGATACTGAGCAAGCTTCTGTTATAATATCGGACAACAGGGCTGGAGATTTAAACCAACTAGGTTTTACACCTAGTAATATGGTTGACATGTCTATCCTTAACGATGCTGAGAACAATAAAAACTTCTTATTCTTAACGGATGGTGCTACTGAACCAAAGTACTTTGAGATTGATACGGCCAAGGCACTAGCAAACAATACATTTACTTTTGAGGATGTATCACTAATAAAGCCAGCTCCATATACAGCTCCTTTAATAGAACTACAAAAAACAGACAGTAAAGAAGAGAATTACCTAGAGACTAAGTTTTTCTCTTTTGCATATAGGTACATATATGATAACAACGAGATTAGTGCAGTGTCTCCGTTTTCTGAGTTTGCATTTATGCCTAACGAGTTTAGGTATGACTACAATTCAGGTACTAATAAGTCAATGGAGAATGAGTACAACAAAGCAGTTGTATCGTTCAACACTGGATCTAAAAATGTAAAGAAAATAGAAATCCTTGCTAAACAGTCTGGAGATGATATTACTTATATTGTTGAGAAGCTAGACAAAGAAGATAAAGGATGGAACGACAATGCGGTTTACGAATACACATTTACTAACAGTAAAGTCTATAAAGCACTTCCAGAGTCTCAACTAAGAAGAGTTTACGATAACGTACCAAGGAAAGCTAAAACTTTAGAGATAATAGGAAACAGGGTTGTTTTTGGCAACTATACCGAGAACTACAACATGTCTAACAGTGGTGTTAGTATAATTCCTAAACTAGATTTGTCTTATACTTCTACATCAGGAACTAAAGGAATACCTCATAAAACCATTAAGACAAATATGGATTATGAGGTTGGTATTTCTTATACTGACGGAAAAGGTAGGATGACCACTCCTTTTACAAGTGAAGGAAGCAGTGTACATGTCCCTATTACTAATAGCGACAAGAAGAACACTCTAAACGTAGAAATATCTTCAAAAGCCCCAGACTGGGCTGAAGGTTATAGGTTTTTTATAAAACAAAGCAGGAACGATTATGATGTAATATCCCCTGTTGTATTTTATAGGGAGGGTGTTTACGCGTATATTAAAGTAGAAGGCGAAGACATAAACAAAGTAAAAGAAGGAGACTTTTTGTTTTTAAAATCTGACACTTCAGGTATTAGAAAAACACCTACAAAAGTAAAAGTATTAGAGTCTGAAAGCAAAACAAGAAACTTTTTAGAAGATGACTCTGAAAAAAATACTATACAAGAAGCTGGTAATTATATAAAAGTTGACACAGAGGAAATAGCGTTAGATGAAACCTCTGTAGATACATTTCTTTACGATGGATATGCATTTAGAACTGATGTAACTAAAAATGATTTTGGCAGTCCAGCAGCCTACATAGAGGACGCTGTCTTTTATGGAGATGGATTAAATGATATTAGCGTATCGGGCACATATTCTAGCACTACAGATACTAGATATGAAATAGAAATACTAAGCGAAGGCAGCCCTGATAGGTTTAGATGGAGAGAACTGGATTGTAAAGAAAATTCTTATTCTCCATGGAATGACAACAACGATGCTGGAATAGTTATCAGTGGATCAACAACTCTTTCTAATGGCTTGTCTATTTCTTTTAGCTCGACTACCGGTCATACGGAAAGTGACAGATGGGTTATTAACGCAAAGTCAGCTTCAAGGCCTACTGAATGGAATGAAGGAGGAGATGTAAATAGCTTTGGTCGAAAAGCTATAATGAATTTTAAGTGTAAGTCTGTTGGGTCTGAGTCTATAAAGGCTGGTGCTATAATAACTATAGAGTATAATGATAGTAGGTCAGAGCCTAATGTTGATAATATATCTGGAAATGTATATCAAAGGTTTGTTTCTAGTTCCAACTATGACAACATAGAAGAATGGTTCTGGGAAGATAATGTTCTTTCTAAAATGAGTCATCCTAAAGATCCTAGTGAGATTCTTTTTAGAAGAGGTAATTTAGATACAGCTCCAGATAAGGTTTTAGGAGAAAGACTATTTATAAATCCTTCTGGAGATCTTTTTATGTCTATTCTTTCTGAATCAAACTACACTGGATCAGGGAAGGTTAGAGTAGATGTAACCTTTAAAATAATAGAGCTTGACAACCCAATTATATTTGAGACAGACTATAAATTCTCAAGCTCTGAAGTTTTTTATGAACTGCCTAAGACTTATGGTGTATCTAACGGAAACCATTCAGGAGATGTAAATCAGGTTTTCGGAACAACCAATGCATTGGTAAACTTAGACCATTTCAACGCTTTTGGGTGGTATAATGGTTATGAGTCAATAAAGATAGCAGATGGTTTTAACCAGTCTAGAATGATTTTAGACTCTAAACCACTTGTGCCTTTAGATAATTATAAGGAAATAACTAGGGTAGCGTCACTAACTTATAGTGGCATATATGAATCTACTACATCTTTTAACGGAGTAAACGAGTTTAATTTATCTACAGCAAACTATAAAGACTTAGACCCAAGTTTTGGAAAGATAGCTAAGATTATATCAAGGAATGGAGACTTAACTGTTATACAAAATAACAGAGTATCTAGAGTTCTTTACAGCAAGAGTGTCATATATAATGCAGATGGATCAGGGAACGTAAGCCAGAACAACAACGTACTAGGACAAGAAGTTCCTTACCAAGGAGAGTTTGGTATAAGTAATAATATATACGCTGCCACTAAGTGGAATGGAGATATATACTTTGCCGATGAAAGAAGAGGATCTGTAATTAGGTTAACTGATAACGGAATATTTCCTATATCAACATACGGCATGATAAGCTGGTTTAATGACCACTTATATGTAGGGTCTAATATTGTTTCTTCTTTTGACCCAAACAACGATCAGTTTGTTCTTAGTATCTCTAATCCAAATATAGAGTGGGTAGAGGACACTTACGAGTGCGAAGAATATATAACTACAACCACAACAAGCAATGTAACTACAACTACAACTCAATGTTTTGTTGATGTAGAACTTCCAATAAACGCTTGCGCTATAGAATGGTTAGAAGACACTTATTCTTGCGGATATATTGAATGGAATGAAGATACTTACGAGTGTAACGTAGAAGATCCTACAGTAACATGGATTGAAGATACATATGAGTGTAATATAGAAGGAACAACTACAACTAGTACAGCATCTCCTACAGTAACATGGATTGAAGATACATATGAGTGCAATATAGAAGGAACAACTACAACTAGTACAGCGGCACCTACTACGACTACAACTAGTACAGCGGCTCCTACTACAACTACAACTAGTACAGCATCTCCTACAGTAACATGGATTGAAGATACATATGAGTGCAATATAGAAGGAACAACTACAACTAGTACAGCGGCACCTACTACGACTACAACTAGTACAGCGGCACCTACTACAACTACAACTAGTACAGCGGCACCTACTACGACTACAACTAGTACAGCGGCACCTACTACGACTACAACCACTGCAACGGCACCTACTACAACTACAACTAGTACAGCAGCTCCTACTACAACTACAACTAGTACAGCGGCACCTACCACGACTACAACTAGTACAGCAGCACCTACTACAACTACAACTAGTACAGCGGCACCTACTACGACTACAACTAGTACAGCAGCACCTACTACGACTACAACTAGTACAGCAGC